AACTTCTACCGATCAAGAATTAGATTTAGTTGATACTGCAAATCTTCCTTTGATTCAACTTGTTTCTAGTGGTGGAACTGTAGTAAATAGTGCTAACGTATTCGGTACTGTTTATCCTGTATATCTCGACAACAATGGTTTGATTGATCTTACAAAAGATATCGTCAATGTTCCTCCTCAAGGTGTATATAATCCTGATGGATATACTTTAGGAGACTTCCAGAATGCCGAAACAGCTTTCTCTGATGCTGAATCTTTCAATGTCGATCTTCTTGTTGCTCCTTCTCTAGACTTGAATGGTATGTCACAGCTTGCAGAAACTAGACATGACTGTTTAGCAATCGTTGCTCCGTATGACTATCGTGCATTAGTAGGTAAATCTAATACACAAGCTACTCAATACATGATCGATAAGTTCGGAACTACTAGCACTGATCCAAGTATGTTGTTCGATACCTTCGGAACATATACAAAGCTTGTTGCTAACATGAAATATCAGTACGACAAGTTCAATGATGTGAATCGTTGGATGTGTCTTGCTGGAGATATTGCTGGTCTTTATGCTCAGACAGATGCTAATTTTGATCCTTGGTGGGCAGCAGACGGATTGACCAGAGGAAAAGTTTTGAATGTAATCAAACTTGCATTCAATCCTAATAAAGCTAATCGTGATGCATTGTACGTAAATGCCCTTAATGCGGTTATCAACATTGCTGGTGAGGGTGCTGGTATCTCTTGGGGAAACAAAACAGCCACAGCTATTCCTAGTGCGCTTGATCGTGTAAATGTACGAAGACTGATGATCACTATTGAACGTGCTGTTGCTATTGCTGTTAAGGTTGGTCTGTTCGAATTCAATGATACTTTCACCAGAGCAAGATTAGTTGGTATCGTTGATCCTTATCTTCGTTCTGTGCAAGCAAGAAGAGGAGTAGTAGGATACAAGATTCAATGCGACTCGCTTAACAATACTCCTGAAGTTATTGCACAGAATGGTTTGGTTATGAATGTGTCCGTACAACCAAACAGAGTGGCAGAATTTATTAACGTATACTTCGATATCCTGGGAACAAGCACAACAATCACCGAGACTGTTTCCAATAATCAGTAACAAAAACCTCGGCACTTATTCATAAGTACCGACATTCCGTAACAAAAAGGGAAGCTAGATCAGCTTCCCTTTTGCTTTTACAATGGTAACATTACATTACCGGATGCATAGTGACCTCCTTCTGTTTAAGGTTAGAGTTTCAGTATATGCTTCTACGTAGATTACACTATATCATGTTTCAAATTTGATGTCAATAAAAAAGTATAAATAGAAATAGAAGTTAAAATTCATCGGACTTTAAACTTAATCTTGCTAGTCCGACAAGAGGGAGGAAGCATCATGACCTATCAATCTAATCTAGTAGCGTCCGTAAAAGCCAATCACAAAATCGTAAAAGAAAGCAGATCACAAGGAAATGTAATTGTATACATTCCATTCGGAACAGAGTATTCTATTCTGTTCAAAAATCTTCATGCAAGAAAAGCTTCAGTGAGAGTTTCGATAGACGGAACAGATGTTCTTTATGGAAAATCTTTATTGATCGAACCTAACAAAGAATTAGAATTGAAAAGATTCTTGAACGACCTGAACAAAGGAAATAAGTTTAAGTTCATCGAGAAGACAGAAGAGATTTCAGATCATCGTGGAGACAAAATTGATGATGGAATTATTAGAATTGAATATCAATTTGAAGCTCCGTATACTAATTACTTTGTAAATCCTGCATGGTGGACAACTACTTTTGGTGGGACTTATAATGGCGGTCTTCAAAGAAGCTCATTATATTCTAGCAATATAGGTGGTTCGGCAGTTGGTGCTGCTGCTTGTAATGCTGGTGATGTAATGATGAAAAGTAGTATCTCTTCATCTATGAATTGTAGTATTATGTCTGATTCATTTACTCCTACTTCTGCTCCAGAAGGAATTACTGTTCAAGGTTCTACCTCTAATCAACAATTTCAACAAGGATATATTGGAGCACTTGAATCTCAAATTCATGTTATCAATATTGTGTTGAAAGGAAGAGCAACTCTTGACGAAGAAATACAGAAAGTAATATACAGCAGAGATAAAATTCAATGTCCGACTTGTGGACACTGGAACAAATCTAGTTTCAAGTTCTGTCCTCAATGTACAACAGCAGTTCATATCATTTAAAGAACAGCGGAAAAGTAAATTATGAGTTTACTTTTCCGCTTTTTCTTATAGTATTACGTTTGATAGTTTTGTATTTGTCTTGTCGGGGAGTGGGAGTAGCATTTTCTTTTCGGTGATATGGACACCGACCACAAGAGATTAGCTTCTGTTTTTCAAGATAAGCTTTTCTTTCTTTGTTGCCTAAGTCAGCCATAGATTTCCTTCCACCGCCTTTGGTTAGCTTTATATATAATATCATCCACCTTATCTTTTCCTTTCTTTAGTCCATAGTATCGAATTGATCAAACCTGTTATCCCAATATCCACCTACCCAAACATTAGTTGAATGAAACAACCAATTATTAGGACACGTTGCAAAGTAAGCAGGTTTCTTTTTGTTTCCGTCAAATGGATCACGAATAAATCTTGTAGATATATCTGTAAGTTCTGCTCCACATTTATGACAATGTTCTTCTCTAAGACGATCCATATAACCCTCCATCTGTTTAAACATGATATCATATATGAAACAAAATGTCAAGAAATATTTTAAAATATAAATAAAAGAAACCTATCTATATCTTATTTTTTTATAAAGGAGAAACACAATGGCAAATCCTAACATTACCCTGACTGCATTCATGAACAATCTTAATGATGTATGCCGTCCAAATCGTTTCTTTGTTCAAATTTTGGACAATGGAAACAATCCAATCTGGCCTTTACAGTTTTCATTCTATGTGAAAACATTCGTAATTCCTGATAAGAACATTGGTGAATTGACAATCAATTATCAAGGATTGCAGAACAAAATCTCTGGAGACGGAACCTTCTCTGACGTATCTATGACACTCCATGTCGATACTGATATGGCAATTAAACAGTTCATTACTGATTGGATGAATGGTATTCTTAATACAGATACTGTTGACGATAACAACGTTAGACAGGCTCCTGATGAATACAGAACTGACATCCAGGTACAGCAATTGGATAGAGTCGGTGATGTTGTAAAGACATTCTTACTTCATCAGGCATGGCCTAAAACTGCAAGTTCAATCGAAGTATCTCATGACTCAACAGATACACCAGAAGATTTCACAGTAGACTTCTGTATTAACTCCTGGGAACTTGTAGATTAATAGTTCTTGCATTAAGGAAGATGTTATGTTATAAAAGGGGAAGCTAATCGCTTCCCTTTTTCTTTTAGAAAATCTTGATGCCTGTAACAATTCCTGATGCAAGAAGTTCCAAAACTCCCCATCCAGCCAAACCAAATAATATTGTTTTTAATATTGCATTTTGCATCGTTTCTGAAGTCCAGACAATACCTAAAAACATATTCATGATAGACGCAAGAAGCAAACACCATTGTAAATGATTCATACATTCTCCTTTTTAATTTAGTTACTTTCAAAGACTATAGCATATCTTGAATTCAATGTCAATCGAAAACTTATAAATAAAAGAAACTTTATAGGATTACTATGCCCGACATTACTCTAGCTGGATTTCAAAATGCTCTCTCGGATGTTTGCCGACCTAATAGATTTTATGTTTCTATCAATGCTCCTGATGCATTAGAAGAGTTTGAAGAAGACGATTCCTTTTTAGTTAAAGGTGCATCTCTTCCTGGCAGATCGATAGGAGAACATGAGCAATGGTGGCAGGGAGAACGATATAAAATTCTTTGTGATAGTACATACGATGATGTAACTATTACGTTCTGGAATAACTATGATGATACTGGATCAAATCTTAGAGATAAATTTGAAGATTGGATGAATCTTATTGCTAATGATGAGAGTAATATAAGAGGAAACCATAGTGATATTAAAGGTGAAGTAAATATTTCTCAATTAGGAAGAGACGGAACTTTACTTAAGACCTATACTTTAAAACATGCTCAACCTAAAGCAGTTGGTGATATTGAACTATCAATGGATAACACAGATCAATTAGAAGAATTTACTGTTATCTTTAGCTATAGTTATTTTACTACAGATAGTTCAGATGGATCACAAGGAGATATGGCAGGAGAAGATGTTACAAGTCCTGAATTTCCAGATACAGAAACCCATGTAATGAATGGATCAAAAATCGCAGCATTGTTTCCAACTACCAAATAAGGAACTATTATGGCATTAATGTTTGACCTTTCAAAAAATTGTAACTTTAAGATTATACTTCCTTCAAATCAAAAGTTCATAGAACTGTTCACTACAGAGACTTCTATTCCAGGTATCACAATAGGATCAATGGATTTGAATTATCAATCTATGACTAGAAGAATGCCAGGAAATAGTATTTCATTTGAAGAAATTACTCTTACTCTTTTGATTGATAAAGAACTACAAACATTTTTGGAGTTGATGTCAATTCTAAACTTGACTCATAATGCTTTAACAAATACATATGAAGTTAATCAAGAAGTATTTGATGCTTATATGTTGATCACAACTCCAAAGAACAATCCTTTATTTCAACTTCACTTCTATGATGCTTGGATAGAAACTTTTTCATCAATCAGTATGCAGACTACATCGGGAGATGACAATCCTTACAACATGACTCTTGGTGTGAAATATAATTACTATACTATTGAGACTGCATAATGGTATCATTTAAAACATACATAACAGAAATGTCTCTTCCTAGAGAACAAGATATTGTAAAAGAATATTATCATGGAACTTATAACGAAAAAGCAATTCAGTCTATAATTAAAAATGGAATTCAACCTCCTGCTTTATGTACAGTAAAAAGAAATCTAACTCCAAGAGAAGGTAAAGTTTACATTACACCTACGTTAAAATATGCAGTAATTTATTGTATAGGTGGAGATATGATAGGTAATATTATAGATGATTACCAATTAGAAACATGGGGAAGATATGGTTATCTTTGTGTGATAGACGGAAAAGATTTACATGATATACAACCCGATGAAGATTCTATAGGAGAAATGATATATAAAAAATCTCCTAATTGGATTTATGAAAAAGCTAAACATTGGTTGGCTCCTTCTACTATGAAAAAAGTTATGGAAGGTGAATATTCCTATTGGGCCAAAGCAGGAAAAGTTTTAGTAACTAAACTATCTGATTATGAAATATTACAATTAATAGATGCTGGAGCACATATCGCCCATCATGGAGCAATTCGACCTTCTCAAATTTGGAAGTTTGATAAATCATTAAGTAAAGATTTAACTCCATTGTGTACAAACTTTTGGCAATTAGCAGAAAGAATAAAATGAGTAAGTATTATACAATACAAAATATGTATCCTCATCTGAAGCATAAAGAACGATACCTTTCCGAAAATAAATTGATAACGGCGAGGTCGGGATGGGAAATTTCTTTTATTACAAAATTCTTAGATGCTCGACCAGATATTATTGGATGGTCAAGTGAAGATTTTTTTATTCCTTATTACTATCCAGTAGATGGAAAACCTCATAGATATTTTCCAGATTTCTATGTTAAATTTAAAACTAAAGATGGTGGAATTGCAGAACGAATTATAGAAATCAAACCATTCATAGAGACTCAAATACCAAAAGTTCCTAAAAGAATGACATCAGGATATAAAGATAGATGTAATACATATATAAAAAATCAATGTAAATGGGAAGCGACTAGAGCATATTGTGAACGAGAAAGAGCAAAAGGTCGTATTCTCTTTTTTGAAATTATAACAGAAAATGAATTTCCTTTTGGTTAATTCGTTTTTGTCTATTTCTTTCCTT